GTGACCATGGTGTCCTGCTTGTTGTAGCACTGCAAGGGGAACACCTTCCCCCCTATCCGGGGGGCTATTACTGTTTCATCGTCGCCAAATCTGGCCACATCAACGCCCAGGTTTAAGACGTTCCCCTCTGGTATAACAATGCGGGTGGTGGTAAGCTCTGCGATTTCCAGGGGAATAAACGTATCAGCCTCAGCCTTCGGGAATTCCCCGTCAACCCTTACCCTGACAACGTCGGAATCCTTTCCGTATTTCCTGATAAGCATGGCGATGTTTTCTTTACTGGTCCGCTTGCTGTCCAGGCTCGAAACCTTATGTACCTTATAGTCCCCACGGTCCCGGTGGTGGCTGTCATGGAAAACTCCACTTATTTTAGTGGGGTTTCCACACATCAAGAGTTTGTTCTCAAGACCGGATAATGTGCCTTGAATCGCTTCCATAATTGGGTTGGCCACGCCGGAAGCTTCGTCCACGATAAAAAGCATGTAATCTTCGTGGAAACCCTGCATATTCTCCGGCCGGGTTGCCGTCTTTGCCGTGGCAAACCATCGATCCTCATGGCCAATCATGTAAACCTTAGTCTTGGTCCACTTCAAAAGGCGTTCTACCTTAGACGAAGAAAGCCACTTGGATATTTCAGACCAAAGGACATCATAAAGCTGCTGCCGCGTCGGGGCCGTACAAACCACCCGGGGATTTGGTCGGCAGCACAGGTACCAAATAACGGCAACTGCTTCAAGGCTGGTTTTGCCAACGCCCTGACCAGACCTAACAGTAACACGGGGCGAACTGGCAATGTCCCTCAAAACATTTCGCTGCCAGTCGTCCGGAGAAAAATCCATAATATCTATCGCGAATGCTACTGGGTCATCCCAATAAATATCGATGAGCTCAACAAGTACGGGATTAGCATTACCCATTTACGCTCACCTTCGCTTTACGTCGGGCAGCAACTTCACTGAGGGCGGTTACCCAATCTTCTGTTTCTTTGTCGTCAGGGTCAATTGCCTTGGCTTTCTCCAGGTCCATCCTCTCCCGGGCAATAGCCATATCCTGCTTAACTCTTTCCAATCTCAATCCGTGCTCTTCAGCGTCCATTCCTCTGTGTTTATATTTATCAATGAGCTCCTCATAGCGCATAATTTTGCTATCAAGAGCTTTTTCAATACTGGCCAGTGTCTTCAGGTAACTATTGTTCTTGTCCCATGCAAACTGAATCTCATATTCTTTCTCCCATCCATCACTATGTAGCCCACTTGTTTCTTTTTGACGCTTTAGGTGCTCAGTTAAATCATTTCGATCTTTTACCCAAGCGATTCTCGCAGACCTGGCGATATTAAAACTCAGCTGTTTTATACCTTCCCAGAGGATGTCCAGCGGACTCTTAGTTTCAATATCCTCCATAAAGGCTTGTGCATCCTCGTCATCATCGGGAATGAAACGGGAATACAGCCCATGTTTCAGCGCCTTCTGCTGCCCCGGGTGCGTCCCGCTCCCAGGCGCTCCCCCATGGTTCCAACAAACTTTTTTTCCCCGCTCCACGGGGTTACCGCATGGGCTGCCATCCCGATTGTGAGCATGACACTTTACTTCTGGGTCGGGATCTGAGAGAATGGCCCGGCGCTCTTGTCGAACCCGTCCCAGTTCCTTGACCTCTGCCGGGGACAATTCTTCAAAGGGGATGGTCTCCAGATCCGCTTTCCGGACATCCAACTTAATTAAATAAGCCTGAAGCTTTTCTTCAGGCCAGTCGGTGAACTGTTTTTTAAGTCGTTCCCATGGGTTTTCTTTTTGCCCCTTTTCTTTTTTGGGGGCTTTTTTCTGCCCCTTTTTGCCCCCATTTTCCGCCCCTATTATGCCCCTATTATCATCCTTGGGGGCGTCTTTTATTTTCTTAAATTCTTTCTTTAGGCGGTCGTAGTTTAAGCCCTTGGCCTCGGCAAATTGCCGTGCCGATTTATAACGACCCTGGTTATACTCCAGGAATAACTTCTGCCAGTTGTGGGTTGCGGTTCTGGACATCACCTCACCTTCTCTCGGCTTTCGTGTCATAAAGAAAGAGCCCGAAGGCTCATCTAGATTGGATTGTCACGATAAGTGTTGCAATTGATGCAATCGCGGCTATCACAGCTGCTATAGTTGCAACCTTACTCCATATTGAATTTGATCTCAAATTTTCCCCAATCAATACTCCACCGATAGAAAGGTCGTCATCTTCGCTATCTTTATTATTTTCCAAAATGAAACACACTCCCTTCTGCCGTTTTCTCCAGTATTCGGCAAAAGGAAGCCTTTAACCTCCTGACATTTTCCGACACTTTCAGATAAAGACAGCACCCCCTAGATATGGTAATATGTCGTTGAGTGACGAACATATGGCCGAAAGGGGGTTAAATTCATGCATCGAACGCCAGTTACATCCACCAATCTATCATCAGTGGGGTATGATCACGCTACCGGCATTTTAGAAATAGCATTTCATTCAGGTGGGTTATATCAATATGCAGGCGTACCAGCCAATGTTTACCAAAGCCTAATGTCCGCAAGTTCCCATGGGCAATATTTTCACCGCTTCATAAAAGATATTTACCCATATAGAAAACTTCGCTAATCACATACAGCAATAATAACAACAGGACCTGTGTTTTCGATCCGGTTGTTGCCGGCAGAGATTTGATAATTCTGATGGGGCTGTACTTCAATAATTTGGACAGCCTCTCTTTTCTGGAGTTCCTCGATCAATTCTTTAGTGGTGTAATCAGAAATATTTTTATTGGTCATCTCAATAATCCTTCTCTGAGCTCCCTGCTCTTTTAGTTTTTAGTCTTCACAATATATCTCTTTGCTATTTGTACTACCAGCAAAATGTTATACTAAAGCCGCCCCTCGCCCGGGCGGCTCCCTTTCAACAAACCCCTTCACTTATAGTTTGCTTTCGTACGACAAGGGCAATCTTTTTTTCAGCCCGGGACACAAAGTTCTGAACACTCCCTTTATTACACTTCATCACTTGGCCTGCTTTGCCAAATGAATACAGTTGCCCCCGCACCAATTCATAAGCCTGCCGCTCCCTTTCGGTCAATGACCTCATCACGCTATCCAGTATATCCACCATCCATTCCGAGGCGGCGCTGGAAGGTTCTTTATTTTGCACATAGCGGGCCATTTCCAGCGGATCGCAAAGCACTTCCCGTTTTGACTTGGACCACCTGGCTACGGTCCACCTGGTTCCCGGAATGTGCCCTGTTTCCATAAGGTCAATCGCCCATTCAGTGTCTGATATCATGCTACCGCGCTCTATCGGCGCTACCTTCGCCTGACGTAAGGCCCGAAGTGATCTCCTGTACTCCCGGATTAAATCTTCCACCCACGCCACCCCCCATAAAAAGTAGAGACCAGAGCTCTATGCCCTGGCCTCCCGTTTGTTCGAGTCAGCCTTCCAAACCGTTTTGATTTCCCCCCACACCGCCTTGCCGTCCTGAATTTTGAGAATGACCTCTCCGTATTGAAGTCGGTCGATCTCTCCGGCCTGCTTTCTGATTTCCGCTATAAGCTGATCCGACACCTTGTCCAGTAGGCACCACCCCCAAAATTAATCAACCAATCCGTATGTACAACCAACAAACGAGCACCATTTATCTCCCCGCTTATTACCCAAGAGCTTGGCCCCGCACCTGGGGCAGTATTCATCAATAAAATAACCGATTAAATCCTCAGCGTTTTCCACTTTCCTTTACCTCCCTCGGTTCTTAAGCTTTTTCCAATCCCTACCCATTAGGTTGACCGCCGCCGCCGCGGCCACCAATAAAATCCCTATCCAGATGTCGTCCATCCCTACCCCGCCTCCTCATTCCGATATGTCACCGTGGCCGCCTTCCAGACATTCCTCTGGAAGCTGAGCGGCACCAGCAGATCCGTCTTAAGGTTGAACTTATCCTTCGCCATCAACAGCGAAAACCTCATGTGCCGGTCCCTGGCTAGGCCCAGTTTGATTTGTTCCAGGAAAGGCGTTAGAGATTTGCGGTCTTAGCATGGTGACGAATGATTGCAAATTACCTGATCTATTTTCTGATATATGTATAAATATGCTCAACACTTCGCATGTTAATATTAGAGTTATTTCAATGAGAAAGGGGATTTATTTTGAAATACGATAAGCCATTAGTAGCAGGGGTAATAGGTGCTTTATCTACAATACCAAGCGAGATTTTTTCACGAGTGTTACTGTTTTTAGGTATTGGTAAGTACAGTGTCTATCAGTTGGATAGCCTCCTTGTTACATTTACCAGACCCACAGCAACGATAGGTTTAATTGTGAACTTTATACTCGGTGGGCTTATAGGTATTTTATTCTATTACGCAATTAAGAAGCTTGGTCAAGATTATCTAGTTTTCAAAGGTATAGTTGGTGGATTATTATTCTGGGCTGTTACTGAACTCATATTTACGTCAACAGTTGAAGGTAGGTTTTTCGATTTAAGACCTTTAAGTGATTACTATGTTCATATATCGGCTGCTGTTGTTTTTGGGATTATGCTAGGATTGTTGTTCAAAAAATATTTATTTAGAAATCTGTCCCTTAATAGCTAATAGAGCCTTAATTTGCTTGTTGCACATTCTGACCATTATTTTAAAGCCTTTTTGTCAAGTAGTTAACTGGCCTTTCTGGCCTTTTTCTTCTTGGCCCTCGGGTTCCGCAGCTCCTCGATGACCTCCCGCTGGAAGGCAGTAAGGCCAGTTACATCAGTGAGATATGCCTGCCCGATGAGGGCAAGCACAAAAGCGTCAGCCTCGTCATTGTTCTTAAATTCGCGTCCCCAGCGTTTGAAAATGCCCACGGCCATCTCTTCCTTCTTGGCATTTCCCTTTCCCGTAGCGAACTTCTTGACCTGGGACGGGGCCACCTCAATCCATTTCATTGGCCCGTTAACTTTGGCCGTTTCCTCGGTCAACATTACTCTCAACACTCCACCCAGTTCCCCGATCTGGTGGGCCTGGTTTGCCGCGGCGAAGGCGTACCCCTCAATGGCCACCAGGCCAGTCGCCCGGACAATCTCCTTGACCCTGTCCCGGATCTCTATGAGTCTTTTTGGCCCCGTCTGCTTACTCTCTATCCTCTCAGTCCGGAGTGAACCGTCCTCAAACACGGCCACTCCGGTACCGGTTAAACTTGCGTCAACCCCGACTATCTTCACGGTATACCCCCCATCTCTAAGCTCAACCTTTAAAGAATAACGCATGTTTATCCATAATTAGACATGTTTGTTTTTACTTTGACATATCGCTTTTCATTTCGCCTCGTTTTGTCAATAATATGGATTTTTATCGCATGACATCATATATAAATCCCGACTATAATACTTAAATGTGCCAATATAGTACCTACCCTGACAGAATTAACTAAATATTATGCAAATCTGTGTTTGTGGGCATGAAGATTATAGTCATTTTTTCAAAGGAGGAATTTATAGATGTCACATAAAAACATTATTGCCGACATGGAGCAGTTACAAGTCATTTTTGAGGACTTAAGAAACATGCTCACAATAGTAAGCGGATTATTTCAGATCCAACCTCACATTCCGCATCACCAGCAGATATCAGATGCCATATCCAAATCAGATACAATGATAGGAGATGGCATAAGTCTAGTGCAACAGATCATTG